CCTCATCTCTAACACGGATTCCTCTTTGCTTAAATCCGGCCGGTAAATTACTTAAAGTTCCTGCGTCTAATAATTGACGTAGTGCAGTGGTTGCTGTTCTTGATAAACCACCTATCATATGAATTAATCCAAAACCGTAAAAACCTAATCCAGGTAAAAATTTAAAATGAACAAAATAATCTATTTTAAGTTTTTGTGGATCATCTATTTTGTAGTTTCTTCTGATTGATAAAATTTCTCTATTACCCATTTCAATGGTAACAATGTATGGAAGTTTAATTCCAGTACCTTCACCAGTTGAATCTTTGTCCTCGAAGCCTTCCAAATCTAAATCAGTGTGTATTTCTAAAATAGAAAATACATCTTCATCTCTAGTTTTTTTAACGCCTTCAAGTTCTCGTTCTTTTTTCTCTACTTCTGTTTCTTGATTATAACCAGGTTTTAATTCTATATCCTTATAGAAACCTGCTACTTGTTTTTTTCTTAAATCATTTTCTGACATTTTAAGTACGTGCACAACTGCTTCTGCATCTTCTAAAGATGTAGCAGTGTAAGGCACAACTAAATCGTCAGCTGGGACAAATTTTGAAACGGCTCTACCTAAAAGCTCGTCATAATAGACTTTCTTAAAAGCGGAGCCGCTAAGAGGGAGATAAAAAAGCATTGTGTCAAACTCGGGTTCGTACTCTTTCATCACATCCATGATTTGATAGTTCATGAAATTCTTTACTCTGACAGATTGATCTTCTCTTGCTCTATCTGCAAGTCCAACTATTTGAGTATGGACTGGACCTGTTGCTGGTAATAATTCTTTATAAGCTTGTGCTTGAAACTGTGTAACAGCTTCAGCTAAAACTGGGTGAGTTGCACCGGATGCACCTTGGAAAGGTTGTGATGGGTTTTCATATTTAAATCCTAAAAGATCTAGACCTTTTGTGTAAGTATCTTCCCACGCTTTTCTAGAACTTCTATATTGGTCGTAGTTTCCTACTAATTCAGAACCTAGTTTTCCTAAAACATCGTCAGGTAATAATTCTGCTAAATTGTCAAAATGGCCTTCTCCTCCAGGTTGGTTAACCGCTTCTGGATCAAAATTAATTGTTGCACCACCATCTTCTTCTTGTGTTACTTCAACATCTTCAGGACCAACTTGCTCTTGAATAGTTTCTTCTTGAGCTACTTGAATTTCTTCTTCGCCAGGTACTTTAATTTCAGTATTTACGTTTGGTAATGGTTTGTCTATGTCTGCCATTTATATTCTCCGAGTTCTCGATTGTTTTAACTTGTTTTGTAGGAACATTCAACCCCTGTGAGTCAGGTCCCTTTAAAGGTGGTATCTCCTTCCACTTTACGTGTGGCATATTTATCACTAAATTTTTATTTATTTTTGTCATTATATATTTAAGATGCTGGCTAGACCACCATCCTTTAATCCTCGTTTACCTATCATTTGATAAAAGTTAGTAAGTAAAGTTTGTAAATAATCAGTCTCAAGTCTTGGTAAAGCACTTTTAGGTATAATAAGTCCATACCCTTTACGCTTCCCTTCAACTTCGTGTAATTTTTTACTAAGTTTTTCGGCTATTTTTAATTCTTTATCAGACAACGTAACTTTTTTAATCCGGCCTGGTTCTACAAACCCTGTTGCATAAAATCTTGCACCTCTAGGATTACGTGTGAACCATCTTCCAGTTGCTCCAAACCTTAAAGGATTATTAGATTGGCTGCCTGTTCCTGGACCATACATCCACTTGGCCATATCGTCTAAACTTGCACTAGATTTCCATGGCTCTCCACGAAAAACAGTTGTTCCTCTTTTTGAAAGTAATCTACCAACTAAAGACGCTAGGCCTCTTGCACCAAGACTAATCATCGCTAAACCAACCTCTCTTGTTTTTATAATCTTGATATTGTTTATAACCTTCAATTCCTACAGAACCTGCAAGTAATCCCCATCCAATAGGGTTCCAAGCATTTACAGCGGCCATAGGTAATCCTAATCTCATAACTTTAGCTACATTAGATGCTGCTCCTAAACCTTTTGTTGCCGCTTTAGTCATTGATGGCATAAAAGCAGGTCCCAAATAATTCCATGGGTTTGTTGCAACATCAGTTAAAGAATCTCCTTGTTGAATCTGTCCTGCAATATGTAGTGGCTCCAATGCAGCTAGACCTAATGGAGTTCCAGTAGTCATTAATCCTCTTCCTAAACTTTTTAAAGCAGTCTTAGTTATTCCTGATGGTTTTTTTCCAAACCTTGCTGATCTAGCAGCTTCAATTGTTGACGGCGCAGTTACTGCAGTACCGGCTACTGTCTCTGCACCTAATACTGGAAGTTGCCAATCTAAAACTGCTGGGCTCTCTTGTGGTGTGTCATCTAATGGACTTGTTATCATATCGATTAACATATTCTTCTGTTGATCTTCATTAGATAAATATGTTGACGGATCGTCGTTCATGAATGTTTTAACAAGAGCCGCGGATGCCGCACCTGCTGCTGCAATCGCTCCGAACTTACCACCTTTTTTTGCAAAACCTAAAAATCCTCTGGCTGCGTTTCTCATTTTTCCAAGAACGCCTGTAGCTCCTTCTTCAATACCGGCAACTATTTTCTGGCTTGATTCCAAAGTTTGAGTATTTAATTTAGTATTAACACAATTTACAGCATCACCTCCTAAAGCCAGACCAATTCTTCCACCTGCCGCTTTACCTACACATCCCAGTGTAAACGCTATTTCATACCGAGCCGCTCCAGAACTTTGTCTAAATATTTTTTGTAAACTCTCTAAGTGGGGATCTTTAAATTTTACAGTTTTATATCCTTTTATTATTTCTGTTTGCCGACCTAATTTTTCAGTTACTGCCGGATCTAATTTTAAATCTGATAAACCCAGTGTTTCAATCTGTCTTTTAACAATGGGTGTAATATTTCCACCTAGATGTCTGCCGCCAGCATATAGAGGAACGTTTATACTTTTCATTTTAGCATCTATTTGTTTTAAAGCCTCGATATTATTTGGATTCGCATTTAAAAAATGTTGAATATTGTTTCTTAGAGAATTATTTACATAACTAGCGCTTAACGCTTTATTATAAGGACTTTCAGCTAACACGGCACCTTTACCAAATTTTCCTTTTTCTAATTTCTGAACATCTGACATTGGGAAGATGTGATCTTTTTCAACCGTTAAATCTCTTAACAATTGACCGGCACTTAATTTACTTAAATTTCTAGTTTTAAAATAGTTTCCCGTCTTGACTCCTTGAGGCTCAAATGCAAGTTCAAGTTTCGTTCTTAAATCAGGATTATTGTTTATAAAATTTCTTAATTTAGATGCATTGGTTTTTGATATAGCTTTATCTAGTGTATTTGCATTTCTAAGTTCTCTGGCTGAATATTCACCCCCTGGGCTACGAGGAATATTCCTATCCGTAAAGGTATCCATTAAAACTTTATTTAAATTTGTCGCTGCCTCTTTTAACGTAGATTGACTTTTAGAAAAACCAGAGTTTCTATAATCATCTGATGCTTTAGAAAATTTAGTAATTGCATCTCTTAAAGTTTTAGATTGTGATGCAGTTACAACAGCCACATCCTTTAAAATATTGGTTAACTTTGCATCAGGTTTTTCAAACAGATAAGGGGACCCACTACTCGTATGTGGAACCTGTTTAAGACCTTTATCTTTTAAAGACTGAATAAAATTTCTAGAATTAATTATTTTATTTCTTTTGTATATAGCTCCTTTAGAGTCTCCTTTAAAACTACTGGGATCCTTTGCAGCATCCGCAAACATGGCCTGTAAAGTTTTATATTTATAACCTTTTGGCATTAGTTTTGATAAGTCTTCAATATCAATTGTGTTAATATTTACTTTATATTTCTTAAAGCTATCTTTTATAGTTGCACTTAAACTTGTGCCTGTTTTTTTTCCTATATCACTAGGTTTTCTAAAATCTCTAATAGCATTCCATTTTTGTTCAAGAGACGCATTGTGTGGTAGCTTTTTTAATGCGTCTTCCATAAGGAACCAATTAGTAGTGCCTTTAGCTATTCCCCCTATTTTTACAGCAGATTTTTTATTTAAATACTCTTCAAAAAATTTTGGAAAATCTTTACCCAAAGATTTAAATGTTGTTTTCTGAGGAGCACCTCTGGGTGTCTTAGTAAGCGATTCAGTTGGAGTCCCCATGATCTCTGCTTTATAATTTAGTGCCTCTTCAAAAGCATTTGGACCGGAAAAATTTTTATTGGGAATAGACCCAATAAATCGATAAGATGTAGTCTTTGTTTGCGTGTTGTATATTTTTTGAATATACGGTTCTGGATAAGTAACAGTTACTTTTCTAGCCATTAGACCTCCAGAATCTTAGCTAGTCCGCCGTGTGCATTCTTAGTTCTTCTGTTAAGAACTTCTAATCTCGTTATTTCTAAAACTTGATCTTCAGGTTCCATTTTCATAATTCTAACGGCGTCTTCTCTTGATAGGAAGGGATGCTTTTCCATAAATTTTGTAATACGATCAATATTTCCCGGGCCTTCATGCTGTCTAAAGAAATTTACAGTATCGTCACTATGAACCACTAATCTCTGGTCTTTGGGTAAACCTTCTATTCCCAAAGTTTTCCAAACTTGTTCGTTTTCAGCAAGT